GATAGAGAAAAACTGGATGAGATATTAGATAAACACAAGAAGTGGGCATGGAATCAGGAAGGCGGAGAGAGGGCAGACCTCTATGGGGCAGACCTCCGTGGGGCAAACCTCTATGGGGCAGACCTCCGTGGGGCAAAGAATGTTCCGTTTATTCCTTATGCCTGCCCTGATTTCGGTATGTTTATCGGCTTTAAGAAGGCACATGGATATATCGTGGTACTGGAAATACCAGAAGATGCAAAGCGGTGTTCATCCACAGGCAGAAAGTGCAGATGCAATAAGGCGAAGGTGCTTGAAATACAAAACCTTGACGGCACAAGAGCAGATATAGATGTCATTAATAGTAACTATGACCCCTTGTTCCTGTACACAGTAGGAGAAGTAGTGACTGTAGATGATTTCGATGAAGACAGGTGGGTAGAATGCTCGACAGGTATCCATTTCTTCATCAACAGGCAGGAGGCGGTTGATTACTGATGACCAGATTGATTGATGCAGATGCGGTAAATGAACAGCCTACCATAGAACCCATACGGCATGGGCATTGGATTTTTGATGGACTTAAAACCACAAGGGGAAATGACTATGGGAAGTATACCTGTTCAGAATGTGGTACGGATTTCCCAGATGCAAGAAGGCATTGTGCAGAATGTGGTGCGTTGATGGATGGGCCACTGGAACATGTTGAACATGAGTATTATTCATCAGATAAAAACAAAATGCACACTTGGCATGGTCATGGATGAGGTGACAGGGTGGCTAAGTATATAGTTGCCGAATGGTTTGAAAGCGAAATGCACAATCGTACCGATGCCTGTCTGAAGTGGATTGATGAAGCAAAGAATGAGGAAATCAAAAACAGAGCAGAAGCAACCTTTTCAGCATTTGTAGAAGTTGCATTGACATTCAAGGACGCACCCACCATAGAAATCATCCATTGCTGTGAATGTAAACACGCATCCATAACCGCAGACGGATACACAAACAAATGGTGTGATGTACATGAAATGGATTTTGAGGCAGACTTCTTCTGTAAGGAAGGCGAACCGAAAGAGGTGACGAAATGATGTCTGAAAGTCAAGTATTGGCAGAAGAACAACCACTCGGTGCCATACTCACGATAATCGCCGTAGGCTTGCTTATTGGTCTCTGTGGTGTATTGGCAGAGATTGGCATTGATGGTATCCCTCAAACGCCGAGAAGTAGGGCTAAATCAACATGGAGGGTCAGGGTTCTGGATGATGAAAGACCGCTGTATAGCCTGAAGGCGTTTCGGGCGTTGGGAGGAGAATTGAGCAATATGGATGTGCCACACATAGGAAGGTATTACGTTATGCTCAGTTTCCGTGACTGGTATAAGCTGAGGAATGAAAAATATAAAGCGATTGCACGGCACAATCGAGAGGAACGGGAAAAGCGAATCATGAGGACCCGAATCGAGATTGCAAAATACTGTAAGGAAAGTGGCAAGAAAACCGAATGATTATCATAGATGCGAATGTCCTGCTTTCACGGATAATGCAGAGATACGATGAACGCTTGGGAATCGATGACCTCATCTATGAAATAGAAAATTGTCCGAAGGTAAAACCAAAGCAAGGGCGTTGGTATGATGAAGAGAATTACATTGGCACAGGAAGGACCATGTATTTCTGTTCTGAGTGCGGAAGCGCTTCGTACAGGGAGGTCCCATACTGTTGGAATTGTGGAACAAAGATGGAGGGAAAATAAAGATGCGTAGATACGATTGTTCAAAGACAAGAGATTTCCTGCATGAAGCAAAGAGGCTGTGCAGAACCGTACATGACTGTGACTGTTGCCCGATTGGGCAGGAGCAGTGTTGGGTCGAAGAAATGTCAGAAGAAACAATAGAAATAGTTCAGCAGTGGTCTGACGATAATATTGAAAATCCCAAAATCACCCTTGCAGAACAGTATTTCCTTGAGGCTATTAAGAACGATGTTGATATTGTAATTACACGCATAGACGACACAAGGCTAAGAGTCACAAGAGGGCAAGATTATAGCGGGGTAGATTTATACGGGAGCATGTTCCCGTTTATCCAAAAGGGCGACTACTGGTCCGTGGGGGTGTTGTTGGCACTGGAGGTGGAATGATGAAGTGGGAAAATTATTCAACGATGACAGTTATACAGGCAGGGTACGGCTACACCTTCTATGTGACTGAAGCCCGCTGTTCCAACTGCAAGAAGTTCTCAAGTAAAATATGGGCGTATCCTTCCACAAATTATGAATACTGCCCTCACTGTGGAGAAAGAAACGATGAGTACAGTCAGACATCCTAAAGGGAGTATAGTCAGACATCCTAACGGGTTTGAGGGAGTATTATACGGAGATACCTATTTGGTGGTCTATTACAACAACGAACAGGTATTGCACACAAGGTATAGGAACATCGACACCGAAGAAGAGTTGTATGCGTTACTAGAAGAATTGCCTTGGTTTATCAGAGAACCATAACCTACCGTGGGAATAAATAAAAAGGAGTACCTCCGAAAAATGATACGATTACTGGGGATGAGGTAGGCATCCCCACCTTAGAAGGGAGTTATATGAATACACGAATAATTACTATTGAACTTACCAGAGTGGGAAACCCGAAACTTTCAGCGAGCGGACTTAAGGAGTATTTTGAAGTAATGTTCAATAATTATGATGACGTTCACGTCAAGGTGCAGGACTTCGAAATAGAAGATGATGTATATCAGCAGGCCATAGACACCTTTGGAGTAAGACCGCAGGTCACAAAAGCTGTCGAGGAGCTTATGGAACTGGGCCATGCTTTGTGCAGGGCATTACAGCACGAGCCTTCCAATGTTCTTGAAGAGATGGCAGATGTCGAGATAATGATGGAGCAGTTAAAGAGGATTTATGGCAATACCGATGAAATGAAAGACCGCAAACTATTTCGTCTGGAAGGCATGATTTATGACAAGCGAGAGACCGAAATGCATTAAATGTGGCAAGGACATGAACAAGCTCAACAAGGGCCACTGGTTGTGTCCAGACTGCGGAATAGAGTTCTATTGTGGAACATATTACACAATAAGCAAGAAAGGCTGTTTGAATAAAATCGAGGATGTTGTATGATTAAACACGGGAAGAAAGTCAACAAGACGGCGAGATACACTCAGAAGGACCTGCAAAGGTTAACGGCAGAAGCAATGACCGTAGCTGTGGATAAAGTTGCAAAGACGATTCACGAAATCCACGAGATGGCCTTCAGGGATTATATTCAGGAACACTGCCCGCGCATCAACCTTAAATCTGCCGTGCTTGAGTACAACGCCCTCATAATTAAGTACAACCAAGATTATGAGGAGAAGAAATTCTCATACACTCAATTACAGAATTACAACAGGGATATCGATGAAGAGTAATGCAAGGGAATATCTATCGCAATACCGCACAGTCAAGTTCCTTTTACAGCGAAAGCAGGAGGAACACGATGAGTTACTGCAAGTTCTGGATATGGCCTCGATAGATTATTCAAGAGATAAGGTGCAGACTCCAATAACAGATATCTACGCAAATACCATAGCAAAGGCTGTGGATGCTCTGAGAGGGCTTGAGAACGATTTACAGCGGCTCTTGGATATCAGACAGGAGATAATAGGGGTAATAGAAAAAGTCCCAGACGAACGCTTCAGGACGGTCCTGAGCCTGTTCTACATCAACGGCCATACAAGAATGGAGATAGCCGATATCATCCATTATTCCAAACGGCACACAGACAGGTTACTCAGGGATGCTGTCAATTATCTTGATTCGACCTATATGTTCTCGGATGACGGAAGAAAAATTAAATTAAAACGTAAAAGCGATTCTTTGCAAACATAGATATGGTATAATCATATTGGTCAATTTTAAATCCTCCAGAAGATATAGTATTATGGAAAGAAGCCCTAAAGCAGGGCTTCTTTTCGTTAGGAGAAAAATGATTCAGAGAGCGACCCAAGTGCCTTCAGTGTTCAGAACATACAGGTCACCAGTCTCTATGACCAGAGCGTGCGAACCCGCCCAGAGATTTGTGGGCAGGTTGGCTACATCCGCTACCGTGTCAACGAAAAATTCCTTCGTTGCGTTCTTATCGTAATTTTCAGCAATTGCCATTTCAGACCTCCGTTAATACTGTTTCACAGATTTCTTTTATGCCCTTGACTACATCGGTGAGGGCACTGCATTTATTATCAAGGACGGACACTTCATTCTCAAGTTTGAGGTTTTCTTCCTGAAGGTGTTCAACCTGTTCCTTCAGTTCTTCGATTTCCTTATCCTTATCCTCTTTCTTGCCATGATAGATGACACCATCCACAAAAGCAATCCATGCCCCGTTGGTTTTGAGCCATACCAGTTCATCATCGGATTCGGTCTCATCGACATTGTAGAATCCCACTGGAGCATAGCCCAGTATCTTCGCCTTTGTAGAAGGCTCTTTACGAATCCTCAAATCGTCTATGGTGACCTCAGCCTGATTGACGGACTCATCTTTATCCACTGGCACGAAAGACGCTCTCAGAAGCTCTGAGACATCCGTGTTGGCGGCAATCCAGTAATCACCGACCCTGCACCAGATATGCTCATCCTCAACTATGTCAGTGTAGCTGTAGTATCCCTGAACGGCATAACCGACAGTTTCTCCATTGATGGGAGCCTTGCGGACCCTTAAATCATCTCCGAAGACATGTACCTGATTCTGGGCAATGTCTTTATCCACAGGGGACAGGACCATATGACGGATATTGTAATCCCTCTGGGTCTCGGTATCGATAACATGCCAAGGTGTGGCATAGACAAGGGGAAGATAATCGACCCCGCCATGTCTGACAAAGTGGCCATATCCAACTTCGAGATGGAGGTGATTGCCATATGAATATCCTGAGTTGCCCATTCTGGCAACAGGGTCACCCTGTCTGACTGTGTCTCCAACGGAAACAAAAAAGGAGTCCTTCTTGATATGAGCGAAGAGACTCCACATTCCAATTGATGGATATTCTATGACGATATAGTTCCCGTAACCATTCCAGTCGGGGTCATCGGGATGAGAGTTGACAATCTGCACTACAATACCATCGGCCATTGCGTACAGTCGGGGATTCCTGCCTGTGTCTTCGGGCATCGAGGCATCGTAATCCCACCACCCTAGGTCAAGGGCCTTGTAACCGTGGTCATCGTAATCCGCGGAGACCCATACTTTACGCACGGGCCATTCCAGAACAGATGGAAGTAAAGGCATTCCCATTATCCCACCTCGTGGTGATGGTCTGTAGTATGAGGATTTGCCTTTTCTGTATATTCTATCTCGCCATCCTCTTTGGCCTTGGCAATAATATCTGATTCCTGATGAGCAACAGAGAAAGAATTATTCTTCCACCAAGCTCTCAGTTCACCTAAGACGCTAAAGATGGTAGTCAGATATACTGTTATCTGTTCCACCGTCAGACTTGAAATAGCTTCAGGCAGAGGGGCAAAATGGAAAACAACACAAAACTGTCCAATGAGAGCAATGAGTAGCCATATCGTTCTTGCCCATGTTTGCGGCGTAACACCCGCAAAGTTAATTGTTTTCTTTCCCAGTTTAAACATTTAATTTCTCCCTTCTATCCTCGATATTCTGGTCTCGTGGTCATCCAACTGACTGAAGATTTTGTCATGCGAATCAGAGTTCTTTGTTTTGAACTCATTTACTTCCTGCATCAGGTTGTCCACTGTGACCTGTAGCTTTGTTATCGAGGTGTTCAAATTAATAATGGGCTTTCCTAATGTAAGGAAAAGCCCGACCAATGTCACTATTACTGTTATTATCGTCTGCCAATCACTCATAGTCTTCACCTGTGATAATCGTAAATTCTTCAGCGGTTATCCAACCTTTGACTACAGCGTTGTGTACCATTTCTACGTTCCAGTATCCTGAATCATAGAACTTCTTTACCTTGTTAAATTTCGGACTCATTGCTGTCCTCCTCTATGGGTATGTCTACATCTGCCATCATGGCAACATACTCAACATAAGCCTCCAGTCTCTCAACGGTTGCTTCAAGGTTTTCCATCTTTGCAACTTCATTGGGAGACATTCCGTTCCTTCTGAAAATCATTTAGACCTCCACAGTTCGTTGTAATATTTGTCCATACGTTGCAAAAGCCGATAAGTATTGCCCTTCGAAGCATGGTTACGCCATGCCATATAGGACTCGTCTACCTTTTCTCTCGATAGACCTCCCCTCATCGACTTATTGACAAGCCTTCTCAGTTTCTTTCTCTGCATTTTCACATTCTCGGACTTGATGAGCATCAAGACCTTTCCTGTTTCAGTTAAACGAAAGATAAACCCAAGGAACGGAATACCCTCGGACAGGTTGAATATTCTCGTTTTGTCGGGGTTGATTTCGAAGCAGAGAGTGGAAAGATATCTCTCCGTTTCTGCTTTGCACATTTCGAGATACTTCCTGTCGTGGGAGATAATCATGAAATCATCCATGTAACGCAGATAATATTTTGCGTGTAATCTCTCTTTGGCATAATGGTCGTACCCGTCTAATACTGAGATACCTGCTATCTGGATAAGTTGACTGCCTGCGTTGTATCCAAAGTCCCCGTCATATTGCTCGTGCAATATTTCTTCGACCCGTTTATAAATTTCGGGAGGCAACTTATCCCTGAATGTCTTTTCCGCAACTGCGTGGCTCATATTTGGATAATATCCATGTATGTCGAACTGCGCTACATACCCTTGGTTGCCGTATTTGCGGTAATAGGAGTGAAGAAATTCCTTTAATTTTTCTCGTGCCGCATCAGTGCCCTTGCCTTTCTGACAGGCAAAGTTGTCATGAATGAAGGATTTAGTCATAACAGGGTATACCGCATTGTCATTAAGACTCCGCTGATATACCCTGTCTCTGAATGCTATGCTTTGTATCTCTCTGGGTTTTGGGGCAGATATGGTGAAGTTGATAGTTGGTCTGGACTTATATTTTCCAGTCGCAAGCTCGTCTTCCAGTTTCATGGTCTGCTCAATGGCATTGAGATAAAATGAAGCAACACTGTCTTTCCACAACACGCCCTTTCGGCACTTGTTCATTGACTCATATAACGAATCAAAATCAGTAAGATTATCCATGTTTATAGTCCAACTGGCTCGTAAGTCATGTACATCATGAATATATTGTTTACCCTTTCGGGAGGGAAGTCAGCTCCCTGCGTAAATGTATAGTTGCACCACTTCTGCAAAGCGGCCTCTTCGACTATAACTTGCGTAGTCGGGACAGCCCCGATTACTGTTCGTGCTATTGTTGTTGTTGACATTGCCCGAAGAATTGACATTCCACGTATTGTACGCATTGTTCCTATTAGCAGAACGCAACCGACAGTTCACGGCCGTTTACAGCCTACATCCCAAGCTTCTCCGAATAACGTTTTCGGTCGGCTTCTCTCCATGCGCGAATAAGGTTCCGCGCCTCTATAGTTTTCTTGCTCCAGTAGGTCACCCTTTTGCTTCTCAGATGGAAAAGCTTATGGGCAATCTCTATCAGGGCGAGAAGTATGTTGCATTGTATACAAGCCTGTTCCTGTAAGTACAGTCTCTCTTCCAAATCCTTGGGAGAGTCCACAAGAATATTGTTTGCCGTCCAACATATCGTGTATATCTTTATTGCCGTGTCTACTATGTTGTCGGTAACGCTCTTCTGGAACTTTTCGACAAACACGTTAGGGTTGGATGTAATTTGTATTGTGTATGTACACAATTCCAATGCCTTGACACTGGCTTCTAGCTTTCCTTGTCCTCTTTGTGGTACTGGAACTGACATGTTTTTCCTTTCTATGCGACCCCTCCGTGGGAGGAGTCGATTATTGATTAAAAGATGACGCAGGCGGGACAGCCCCGATAACTGCTCGTGCTATTGGTGTGGCTGACATAGCCCGAAGAATTGACATACCACGCACTGTACGCAACGTACCTAAGAGCAGAACGCAACCGACAGTACACGGCCGTAGTCGTAGCATCATATCGATACCGAATGCGTTCAGCCTGTGTGGTACCTGTTGCAGTGGGGTTGTCTGTTCCTATGCGCTGTTTCCAGTAGGGCCAGTAATTTCCCTCTCCTGCCAACTGCGGGGATACGTATTCCTGTTCAAGACCTGCGAGGAAGAACTTATCAACGGTCGTTTCCTTCGTGCCGATATCAGAGTCGGATACGGTATTGAGGGCC